TTGAGCGCCCCCCCCCCCCCTCACAGAGAAGTCATATTTCGCATTTTCCCCTTGATTAAAAGCCGCTCTGTCGATTGCCGGCACAGGCGGATCTTTATAGTCTGTAGCGAGCAATGTCGGAGAGATATTCTGCTCTATTGATGCACCTTTCCCATAGCATACAGCCTGTGGCATCTTGTAATCTCGTGCGGCAAGAGTGTTAGCTACGTTCTCATGAACATACGTCTGCCCCATCTTCTCATCACATGAGTATACGACAGCATGTCTGTCAATCGTGTTCAATTGGTTCTTGCTCGGATTCTGGTTTGATGTGTCTATCGTTTTGGCGATGTCTGTTTCTCTGCATCCGCTGTGCGGATTTGCGGACATCCTCACTATCTGCTGTTCAAGAGCGATGCGGAGCATCTCTGGCAATTCCTTACCTCGTCTCTGCGCTCTCCGCAAAATGCCCTCGCAAGCCTTCGCGCTCAAATAATATTTTTCCGGCACGTTCGCCTCTAAAATCTGCGACAAGGTAGATTCGACGACGAAGCTGGGGAACTCCCCAGTATTGAGCATCGAAAACTCTATACGCAATGCTCCATCCATCACCCATGATGATGTCTGCATAAGGCCATCCGCCTTTACCCACCGGAGGCATCTTGGCTGTCGGCTCGCAGATCCTGACGAACTCCTCGAGGACGGCTCTGAAGTCCTCTCCTTTGTTGGAGCTGAAAGCTCCCAGTACGTTTTCCCAAAGAGCGTAAGCTGGGTACCTATTTCCTGTTGCATTTCTCATCTCCTTTATGATCCTTATCGCTTCCATGAAAAGACCGCTTCGTTCTCCTTTGAGGCCGGCTCTCTTACCGGCGACCGACAGGTCCTGACACGGACTTCCAAATGTTATGATATCTGCTGGTTCGATTTCCGCTCCGTTCACTTTGCTGACATCGCCAAGATGCTTCATCGATGGAAATCTTGACCTTGTCACTGCTATCGGATACGGCTCGACCTCGGAGGCGGCCACTGGTTCTATGCCGCAAATGATGCCGGCGAGAGGAAAACCGCCGCTCCCATCAAATAAACTGATTAGCTTCATACTGTCACTCCACATTCTTTGAGAAAGTCGTCATAATCCTTTTTATCCTGATCAGAGCGATAGCTATCGTCATATGACTTTCTCTTAATATAGTTACTACCTACGTTATTCTCTCTTGAAGAATAATAATTTTCTTTTCTTTCTTCTCTTTCTTTTCTTTCTTCTTTAGTGTGCATCACTTGTGCATCACTTGTGCATGACTTGTGCATCTCTTGTGCATTCTGTTGTGCATCTACTTGGTACTTATCCCACGAAACGATTGATATTAAACGGCATCTGTGGTCTGTCTGTTGTGCAATCTGTTGTGCGTTTTCGAACGCTTTTAAAATTCGTTGCACTTTGTACTCGTTTACGTTCAATTCGCTCGCAATGATTTTTCTGCCTGTAGTAAGCTGGCCCGGCTGTAGTGTCATCCGCTTTCCGCCGTACATGACATCCGTCGGGGAGAATGCCGCATGACACAACAGCCACAACCAAACAGCGAGATGGTCAGTGTCCTTGCACACGACAGGATTGTCGAATATCTTCCGATGCACTTTGACCCATCCGTCCATCACGGCCTCCTAATGTATACACCTCTTATTGACATTTGCTCTGCAATAGTTGTCGAAGTCAACAGACAGCGCAAGGCGTTTTCCACGCAATCCTTTATTATAGAGCGCCTCGACCTGTTTCATTGCCGCACTTGCTGACGAACAAGGAATCCAGTCATAACGAGCATCTCTCGCAACCTTCAGAAGCCTGTCATTGTCGATGCTTGTGTGGTCATAGAGGAAAGCAAAGCATACTATCAGCGCATACTTCCGGCCTCTGAAGTCCTTAAAGACTTCTGCGAAATTGTCGAGATACTCCAGCTTTCTCTCGGTCCTTGCCCTTTCATCAAGATTGATAACTAAATCCGGTGTCAGGCCACCGCTGTCCAGCCGAAGCAGAGACAGTATCGACTGAATACCCATCCAGTCATGGTCCTTGTGCATCAACAAGATCCACTTGCACGTGCCATTACCGGTATCGGCGAGGCTCTTTACTCTGTCAAGTTGTGTCCACTTGTGCTGGACCCTGTTGATCTCCTGTACCGTCGTCGCATCGTGTCGCACTGTAGAGTTTACGATATACTGCACCGGCATATTGAGAATCCGGAGCGCCTCAAGTCTGTGCTGACCGTCGATGACTTCCATGTTCTCGTTGACGACGATCGGATTGATCAGGCCGTACTCTCTGATGTTCTTCACCATCTTCCGGACAAAGTATTCGTTGATCTCCCTGTTGCCCTTCATTGCTTTGAACATGTCATAATTCTTTGTGGTTTTAATCTCGCTCATATTAAGCCTCCTCTGCTCTTATACTAAAATGGAATATCCTCTTCCGCCGCCTGAAACTGATCAGGCATCGCTATCTCTTCTTGCATCTTCCGAATGCGCTCCTCGATGTCTCGCACGTCTCTTGGCATCGGTCTGGTCTGCTCTTGCGGCCGGTCGCCGAGGAACTCCGTCTTATCCGAAATGACATCGGTCGTGTACACCATCTGACCGTCCTTGCCCTGATAACTTCCGGTCTGGATGTGGCCCTTGACGGCGATCTGGCGGCCCTTCTTGATATACCGCTCGATGTTCTCCGCCTGTTTGCCGAATGCCGTCACCCGGATGAAGTCAGTGTGCTTCTCTCCATCCTGTCTGACCGGACCGTCGACTGCCAGCGTGAAGCGAGCGACCGCTGTCTGATTGCTATTGAACCGGAGCTCTGGATCTCTGACCAGCCTGCCGATAAGTACGACTTCGTTCATGTTAAACCTCCGTGATTCTAAAACCGTGATATGCCATCATCTTTCTCTTTAGCTGATATACCGCATTTTCTCGTGTTACAGGCGACTTTACGTCTTCAATGACCAATTCATCCTTTTCGACATTTATGTACGTGAAATCGGCGATATACGTGATTGCACGATAGTGCTTGCCGTCAAGGTCAAAGGCCGGCAGAAGCTCAAACGGAACTTGCAGACAGATGTCAGTGATCTCGCCGGCACGTTCACGGAGTCTCAGCTCCTGATACCGATGCATCTCCTTGACGCTGTCGAACTTATGTCCGTCGAACTCGCACTTCCGGTTGCCGTACTTATTCTTTTTCTTTATCATCGGCCAGTATACGTTTGCCATCTTCCTTAACCTCTCTTACGTTTGACTTCCAGAGTGTTACGTTACCGTCCTCATCCTTGCCGGCGACCTCAAGCCGGAACTCTTTCCCTTTGCTCCAGTCCTGAAAATCTGTCTCGTTGAACATGCCGTCGGAGAACATCTCCATCAGATAGCAGAACCTCGCTTCGTACACCGGCAGTCCATGGAACAGTGCGTCGCTCAGAGACTTGGCGTTCTTCTTTTCCTTGTCGTAGGCAGTCCGGATCTTTTCGTACTGGTCCCCAAGGGCATGGTTCTTTCGCCTCAGGTCCTTGATCTCTTCATCTCTTGCGTACAGCCGCTTTTCCAGCCGGCCGTACTGCACCCGGAGTTTTCGATACTCAGCCTCGATGGCGTCATAAGTATGTTGTTCTTTCAAAATCTCACCCTCCTCTCCATCTTTCTCGATCTGGTCGTACAGCTTCAGAAGGCTGTACGCATATGGGCATCGCTCCCACTGGTCGTCGCAATAATCACCCATCCATAGTCTCTTCTTCCGGAGAGACCGGAACATGCGAGAGGCATCCTCACATGTCACGGTCTTCCCGGATTCTGAGAGAAAGAAAGGACAAAGTGTTGTGTGTCCCGTGTTTGGCATGGTCGTCACTCCTTATCAAACGGATTTACTGCCGGTCCTTGGAACTGCTCACCGTCTTTTACAGTCTCGACCTCAGCGACGTCGACGGCCTCTTCCTCGTAGCGAGTGCTCTCGTCACTCATGACCGCATCGACCGGATCATCAAACTTATCATTGAAGTTGAGTGTGACGTCCTCAGAGGTCGTCTGCCGGATGAACTCGCTCTTGAGCGGCGCGTACTTCAGCGCCTGTTTGATGACCGTCTTCTTGGCCATACCTTCCCATGCGCTGTCCCACGGCGACGTCTGAGCCTTGCTGTACTTCTTCCTGTGCTCGTCGATGTCTGCCTTGCTCATAACCTCAAAGCCATAGCCGCCGCTCTGGAGCTTGTAGACTGCATACACCCACACAGGCTTACCCCTGTTAGCCATCGCTGGCTTGTGGCGGAGCTTCGGTTCGAGGCCCAGCTCATACTCGAACTCGTCATTCTCATACACCACGTGTGCCTCGATGCTCTTGAACTCGCCGCTTCTGTGTGCCAGCTCGATCATCCCACGATAGCCAAGCTGAAACTGTGCCTCTTTCTGGCCGGTCCGCCGATTGTTGTATGGAATCAGATATGCCTGACCCAGCGGCGTGTTCGGTTCCAGTCCGAGCTGAGCGGCCGTCAGCATCGCTCCGATGAAGCTCGCCGGTGTACAGCGTCCGAGGTCCGGATTCATCGTGACCGCCGTCGTCGCCATCCTTGCGAAGCGCTCCGGTGTGATAGTGCTTGGCAGAGCCTTGCTGATCTGACTCATGCTCTTGTTGATCCAGTCCTTCATAGTGATCTGCCGGTCCTGTCTTGCCGCCGGCGCCTGAATCTTTTCGTTTACGTTTACGATGTTCTTACTTGCCATGATTATGCTCCCTTCTTACTCATCTTCTTCTTGCGGAATACTCTGAATGTGCTCGTCTTCATGCAGTTTTTGTAGACGTCAGGATACAGGCTCCGGAGCATTGTCTTGTCAATGTCCGTCTTGCTCTGCGTCTTCCACGATACGGAATACGCATTGCCCTGTCCGATCTCACGGTCTCCAAGCTTTGCACAAATCTCGCCTTTCAGCCTGTTTTTGATCTCTTCGTAGTGCTTCGCCATATCATCTGCGGCGATGTAGTCTTCGACCATCTGGTCAAGGCCGAATATCTCGACCGACGTTTCCGGAACGGCCGTCGGATACAGCTCCTTCAGCGTGTCCAGTGAGGCCTCCGATCCATCCGGTGCCGGGATCACGCCGGCCTCGACATTGTTCTTCCAGAAGTCGACCTCTCGCTCACGCATGGCCTCGATGAAGGCGTCGTCTCGATCGATGGTCACGACGTGTACGCCTCGCTGGAGGACAAGAATCGTCAGATAAACCTTCTCCCACCCCATGACCATCATGTAGTGCTGGCACTGACAGAAGTAATGGCCCGGCACCTCGCCGGCGTCAAAGTCGTACTTCGCCGAACCATTGCCCATCGTCTTGCACTCAAGGCCGGCATTCTCGCCGACGACCTTCCGGTCGACATTGGCCGTCAGGAACTCGTACTCGTCGTCTGCATACATGAAGTTATCACGGCGAACGCTCTTCCCTGTCGCCTCGCTGAACCTCATTGCGACGTACTCCTCAAGATCACGGCCCAGCCTCATCGCCTCGTTATCCTCGATGTCCTTTGACATCCCTGTTTTATTTGCGTATAATGTGATGAGGGAGCTGTACGGATTCATGCCCATGACGGTACCGGCGTCAGAGCCTCCGATGCTATGCTTCCGTGTTTCCAGCCACTCTTCGTGAGTGGCCTTTTTAGTGTCGAGTATCTTTCTTGCCATCTGCAAACCCTCCAATTCTTGCGATCAACATACCGATAACTACCATGCCGAATGCCACCAGCGGTTTATCGCTGTCTCCGGCCGCCAGTCCTACCATGACCAGCAGTACGCCCAAGGTCCTAAGCATCTTCCTCATCTCCTTCCTGTACGACCTTCCACTGTGCTACGTATCTTCCTGTCGACATATCGAACACCTTGCCGACGACCTCGACCTTTCCCTTTGCCGCCAGCTCTGTCAGTCTTGGCCGGACGTAATTCAGATCCTCTGCTCCAAGCTCAAAACAAATCTGTCGTGCTGTCATCGCTCTGTCACCCATGACTTCCATGATCTCGCCGGCCCTCGTGACAGGCCGCTTCAGATACGATGACTTCCTCGTCTCTCTCGTGATGCTGTTCATTATGCCTCCTTCACTTCTCCTTCCCGGAGCTCGTCCATTGTCATGCCGGTGACCTTCAGGATCTTGTCGATATCGTCCACTCTGAATTGGACCTTGTTCGTCATCCTGTCTGTCAGCGACGTGTACGGAATCCCTGTCTGCTCAGACAGCCACATGACCGTCTTGCCGTTTGCCGCCAGCCATGCGTAGATGGCCGGGAATCTCTTCCGTCTCTTCATGTATACCTCCTTTCTTTTCCAGCTCTTCGTATCCAGTGTCGCACATCGTGTCGCCGGCCTTGACGTGATGAAAGCTCTTGCCACAGCGGCACCCAAGCCTCTTGTCGTCTGGTACGACAAAGTGTGGGCAGTCACTGCACGTCAGACGAATGCCTTCCAGCTCGTACTCGTCAGCCTTGCACTCTGGGACACGGACTGTTACCTTGTAGAATACGTAAAAAAGGAACGGCACCGTCGTGTCCCTCTCGATGACAGGCTCTTGCAAGCAAAGCTCATCGAGGACACGGTTCATCCGTTCCTCACACTCAGCGCCGTTCTGCGCTTCTACGATTCTAATTTGTTTTTTACATACGGTTCTCATCGAATGGTCCCTCCTCTACAACAGGAACCATTCTACAGCATACTTTACGGATAACTCATTTATCTTCAAGATTGCCCAAACTCATAATTTGCGGAATAGTTCCTAAATAATATTATACGTAATCTAAAACAAATTGCAATACCTTTTTTTAAATAAATGCAAAAGGCGGCCCACAACCCCAGAAGGACCGCCTTTGCGCTAAAGTTGAATATCATGTAGAAGAAGGCTCTCTTGAGCATGTGCATTATATCACATCTAAAGACTATTGTCTCCCTACGATTTGAGATATTCCATCGGATTTACATATTCGCCGTTCACCTTCACTCTGAAGTCGAGATGCGGACCGGTGCTCTGGCCGGTCGATCCTATTTGACCGATCTCCTGACCTTGAGCGACGTTATCTCCGACGTTGACCGTATATCCGGACAGATGGCTGTACATCGTCTCGGTTCCATCATCGTGACGGATTACTACCTGATTGCCGAAGCCACCGTTCCATCCGACGAATGTTACCTGACCGCCGTCGGCCGCTCCGACCGGAGTGCCGATATCGTTCCCGCCGATGTCGATTCCGTAGTGCGTCGGATTTGTTCCAAGGCCGATGTCTCCTCTGTATCCATAGTCCGACGTGATCGGCCCGGTTACAGGCCATACAAACTTGCCGGTCGAAATCGATTCGCTTGCGTACTTGCCGTTGTAATTCTGATATCTGAATCTGTACTTATACAGCTTCTGAAGGTCTTCATACGTAAGGCCGGCGTGTACCAGCGGCACGAGCTCGTTCATGATGTACTCTTCGTTATTCAGACGGAATGCCGCCTTCAGGTCCTTGGCCATGTACGAGTGATACAGTAGATCAGAGACGTCCGCCTCGGTCATGCCATGGTCGAGCATGTAGGACCGTAAAAGTCTCTGGTGTACCGGAATCTCATACTGGCCTTGCTCGTTCTTGCGACTGCTCAGCGAGCGCTTATAAGCGGTCTTTGTCTCTTTCAGGACTTGCTCGTCAAACTTCGCAACGTCACCACCATTGGCCTTGAGGAACGACCGCATCTCGTCGATGTACTCATAGTCGCCTCTGTCGACGGCCTTCGTGTATCCCTCGGTCACGATGTCGTACAGCTTCTCGGACTTCTGTACTCCGGACAAGCCGCTCGTCTTCTCCAGCGCTTTCGCCTCACGGTCCTTCAGCTCGTTCATCTGACGCTGGCGCTTTTCGTAAAGCTTTTCGTCAGCACGTGTGTCGCCGCCGGCAGTCGACGTCTTCTTGCTGGACTTCGACTTTTTGCTCTGCGTCGTGCTTGTGCCGGCCGTCCCGGTCGATTCGCTCGATGCGCTCGTGCCGGACGATTCACTTGCGCTGGATGTTCCAGACGAATCGCTCGTTCCGCTCGGCCGCTCCACAGGCATCTCCGGAACAGACAGCTCCGGCATGGCCTCGTCCATAGCACTGACCAGCATACTGTCGTGTATCTTATCCCAGATAGGCTTGGTGTCTCGCATCAGCGTCGGCACCGGCAGTCCGGTAATAGCCGCGATGCCGCTGGAGAATTTCTGGAGCGGATCATAGTAACGTTCGTATACGCCGCCTTCCGGCTCGTCGTTATGTGCCTCATCCATAATCTTGCCGAAACCTTTAGCCATATTGACCCAGTTAGAAAGCAGAATGTTGTTCGGTGTGTACAGCGTTTCCTGATCCCATCCCATGATATAAGCAATCCACTTAACAGTCTCGGATTCGGTCTCCTCTGTGAGCTTGGTCATTGCGTAATCCATGAGAGGTGTCAGCTCTTTGAGGCCGTATACATTGTTCCAATACCGGCCATTCTCAAAGAAGTTTGCTACGACGTTCCGGTTCATTCTATCGATGTACCGCTCGACCATACCCCGGAATCCCGGCGAGTTTTCGGCCGCCTGAATCGTTGCGAGGATCTCATCCTTCTTTGCCTTGCTGTCGATCTCGATGCCGTGCTCAGCGGCGTAAGCGATGAGCTGGTCCTTCTTCATCTGGTCCAAAAGGTCTTCGTCATCTTCCCATGGGAGCTTCGGATGTTTGCCTCTCCATGCGTCAGCGACTGCCTGAGCGATACTGACCGTGAGCTGTTGCAACATGAGAACCGCAGTGACTCTTGCGATGATCTTGCCGGCGTTCGCCTTGTTTCCAGCCTTCCACGCCTCACGTGCTCTGACGATGCCGTCCCGGAGGACGTTGAAGGTCAGCGTCGGTTCCGCTTGGAATGCAGTCAGAAGCTTGGCATAGACTTGTTTGTTACGCATGAGATTCGACCGGTGGAATGCACTGTCAACGACTTGTGTCTTGTCGACGACGTAAGACATCCGCTCGTTACAGAGCTCCCAAAACTCTTCGGACCCTTCCTTGACATCAGGATGTCCCTCCTTGACCTCGTTCTTCACGGCCGACCAGATCCAGCTCCATGTTTTATTATCGGCGACGCCGTACCAATCTGACAGGAGCTTGTCCGACATCGACCAGTTATTCATCATCACGTCTTCGATGTCACGGCCCATGAACATCTCGTAGTTACCTTGTGACTTCCAGTACGCAATCGGACAGTGCTCAAACATCTCTTGCATGGCCGCCTTACTCGGCGCCGCTCCCTTGAAGTACTTCGGGTCCATGACAGCAAACGCTCTAACGATGGCCGTCGGTTGCTGGAGGAATACACGGATGTTTCCGAAGACGGCCGCTGTCTTAGCCTTGCCAAGCGCATTGTCCATAATATTGTCCATGCCGCCACGCTTCGTAGGCTTTATGCCGTTGATGTCCTTCATGAAGTTTTCGATGTACGTCAGCGCCTTGTCGGTATAGGCCATCTTGATGGCCTCTTTAACAGTCTTCACAGTGCCATCTTTTAGCTCGTGCTTGTAATTGTAAACCCTCATGAAGTCACTGATCGGAACGAGATATGCATTATACAGATTCATTCCGTTGCAATGGTCAGCCACGACAGAGAAGATGTCGTCGATGACGAGCTGATTGTTCGCGCCCGGCGTGACAGGCTTGGCCGCACCAAAGCTCTTGACCTTCTGCACAACATCGCCAATATTGTTGACATCCGTCTTGAGCACTTCGCCGGACACCTTGATTGGGAAATAGTTCGGATCGGTGAAATTCTTGTATCCGTACATTTCCATGTGGGCCTCGTTGCCAAGGTCCGCAATCTCTTTGACCATGAAGTCCTGAAGCTGATCGGCGACCTTTACTTGTTCCGGAGTGAGTGCCGCTATTATCTTTTTGACGTCCGCCTCAGTCAGGACGGCCGTCTGATTGCTACCACTTCTCCCACTCCACTTTTGCTTCCGCTCTTCGATCTTAGAGCTGACCTGAATCGGCGTTACAGATATGCCGCCTTTAAGGATGTGGCCCATCGCTTGCGGCCGCCTCGACAGACAGTAGAGCGACATCATCTGTGCCGGCGACAGCATCACCTTGCCGCCACGCTCCAGCTCAAATGTCTGTGCATGCTTGTCATTTCTCCATGAGTCAAGCTCGCTCCCCGGTACTGTCGACTTGCCCTTTTTATCTGTCTTCTTGAATGGACCGCATATCTCTTCCATCCGCTCGTTGATCATCTTCGTGTTCCGGACGTATTTGTCAAAACCTACATTCCGGAGCTGTTTGTACATGTCATTCATCGCACCCAGCTTCTCAAAGAAGTATATCGGCGTGACCTCTTCCATGTTGATGATGATGTTCGCCATCTCTTTGAGGCCGCCGTACTCTTTGCCAAGGCCACGCTTTTCTGCAATGTCCAGCATCCCCAGCACGACGTTGCCTCCGACCACAGATATCTCAGCGGTCTTGTTTGCGATGCGGACCTTGTTGTAGTTATCCATGATGTGGCGAGTGAACGCAAGAAGCTTGTCGATTGCTATAATGTCCTCAACCTCAAGTGCGTCGATTGGCTTTCCGTCAAGCCTTTCTGCGAGGCTCTTCATGATAGCGTCCATATTTGCGTCGAGGCTTTCCAGTGTAGCACCAGTGTCGCCTTCATAACCCTTTGCAAAGTCATTGAGGCGGTCTCTCATCTCACGCATCTTAAACGTCTTCTTTGCGACATGACCAGTTTCTTCCTCACGCTTCTTACTCCGCTCTGTCTGGAAGTCGAACATCTCCAGCATCTCTGCAAGCGACGTCCGGAACTCATCCGGGACGTTCTTCTCCTTTGTCGGATCAAGAGTGCGCTGGACCAGCCACTTGTAGTTTTCCTCGATGCGGCCATAGCTCTTCAGCCGGGCATTGTTGTCTCTGACTTTCTTCTTGTACTCACGATGCTTCTGTTTAGCCTCTTCGGTCCGCTCGTTCGCCAGCCACCAGCCTCGACCGAAACGCTCCTTTGCCCGGCGCTCACGCTTCACTTCGCCTTCAAGACGAGTGCGCTCTTTCTCGGACTGTTCATTCGCCAGCCACAGCTCTTCCCCGTACTTTTCCTTTGTTTGACGCTCTCGTTCTACCTCACCTTCAAGACGTTCCCTCTGATTGCGCTCGTCGGCAGTCCGCTCGTTCGCAAGCCACAGCTCTTTTGCAAGTCGCTGTGCTCGCTGGTATGCCAGCTTCGCTTTTTTAGACTGTGCGTCAATCTGTTCCTGATATCTGTCCGAAAGTGACTTGTACTCCTCGCCTCGCTCAACGATATTCCACATCGCCTCAGCGATGGTTCCCTTCAGGTTCTCGGTGTCCTGTTCATCCAGCGCCATTCTATATGGTTGGAGCGAATCGAGGACGTCGGAAATCTTCTGGAGCTGATCCGCTGGAGTATTTATGTCACTGCTGAAGTACTCCGGATAATTCGCTACAAGCTCATCGTTATAAACATGGTCAATGCTTGTGCCGTCCGTTGTGGAGATAATCATCCTTGACAGATTCTTCCGGCGGATTCCTGTAATATCTACGCCGAACAGATCAACCGGCTCGATATGAATCTTCGTATGTCTCAGATAATCTCTCAGCGCTTTGTACTCGACATACTTGGAATCGTCAATAAACTCCACGTCATCTACGACCGATTCAGCATACTCCCATGCGATGTCCCTTGCCGCTCTGAGATCGTCGTTCACCATCTGACGATACATCCGCCTTGCGGCAATGATTCCGGCGTCAACAAGCTCCTTCTTGTATTTGCGTGTGGTGTCGGCGTTTTTCATCGTGCTCATGATGAGCTGGCGGACCTTCGGCTCGACAGACTCGGCCTTGAATACCTGATGGTCTGTCTTCCACTGCGGTTTCCACTTTGACTGTATGGAGTTGAAGAAGTCTTCTTTCGCCCGGAACCTTCTCACACGTCCTTCCTCGATGGCCGGATCATCTGATGGTAGATCCGCCAGCTCGTCCGGCGACGCCGTCTCAGCAAGCCACGCAAGAATGTCACCGTTGTCGGCCGCCGAAAGATTGATGTCAGGGTTCTCCGTCGGATTCTCGTTGAATACACTTTTTGCTTGGTCTGGCTTAAACGCAACAAACACGTCGCCCGGTTCATACTCTTCGCCAGATAGCAATCCTCCGCCATAATCGTAAATGTCACGAAAGATAACACCGTCATAACCTTGTTCGTCTGCCATCCTCGCCCACTCTCTGGTCGTATACCCTACTTCACCGGCCATTGACCGCAAGTCCCCGGCGCCAATCGATATAGACATAGAGGAATTATATCCTATGATCTTTGTTAAGCGATTCGCTACGCTTTCACCAAAGTTTACATCAGTTATGCCATAGTGCTCCATAACAAGTTTGGCAATTCTCTTATCGGCATTTTTAATATTAACGTCAAAAGTTGTCTCATTATCTTTGGAGTCTATAAAGGTCAGCTCTAACTTGCCTTTTAATTCTTGCGCTCTCTTGGCGTCTCCATCAAGCTGATACCGATATTCGTTTGAGATTCGCACACGGTCCACATTACCAATCTTTGAACCACCGTCCACTATATCATTCCAGTTTTGCCCACGCCCTTCAATGATGAGCGGATTCACAAGATTGAGGTAGCATGCGTAAGTGCCATTAAAATCAGCGAGCTCAAACATGAATTTAAAGCCAGCGTCTTCCAGCTTCTGATACAAATCATATGCCGCATCGCTTGCGTCCCAATCCCAGACGGCGTCCTCAAGTTGCTCCCTATCATACTCGTCTACTTCGACGTCTTCCGGCAAATAGTCGAGAAGTTCCCACGCCGTGCGTGTGAAGCTATCACCGGTCATGAACAAGTTGCCTTCACGGTTATAGACCTCAATACGGTTGAATTTTTCGAGGGTATCAATGTCTAACTCTGGCAAGTCTTCTACAAAGTGATAGCGGTCAGTAGTGTCATCAAACTCCTTCCCAGCTTTTGGGTATACATTGCGTGGGTTTCTTGTTGTAGCTTCAGTGTAGCTGTCGCTCATTCTTCTGTTGCTGGTGAAGAACAGGCTTCTCTTGTCGTCTGTATAATTAGGATCAAAGATAGTAAATCCAGCGCTGTCGGTCGTGTGAAATGCCACCGCAAGGTGTCCGCTCCTATCGGTCGCCTTTGAGTCTTTAAAAAACTCAAGCTGGCCATCACTCAAGTACGCCCCAGCATTATCCGTGTTTGCGATGGACCTTCTCACGCTCTCGTCTGGTACTAAAGGCTGTGCATTCGAATCAATATAAACGCCTGTCTGCTTCAGCCACTTCTCTTGCTTTTTCTTCTGAGCTTCGACATCCTTTCGGCGCTGTTCCTCTGCCTCAACCGCTCGCTTAGCCTCGACTCGTTCCTCTACTCTCTCTGCGATGCCGGCCGTCTTAGTCGGATCGTTGACCTGAAGAGGCTTCGTTACTTGTTCTCTCGCCACTGACGGATTGATCATATCGAGCCGGGCATTGTTGACACGGATGGCTTGCTGTTTGTGGTACGTGCCGTCATTGTTGTACATGCATCGGTCGATGAGGACCTTCCAGTATCCAGGATACTTCGTGAAGTCCATATCCTCATGGAACCGGCCGTTCGCATCCCATCCAGAGAAGACCGGATGATATCCAATGGCGTTACAGTATTCAACGTATGCCGCTCCCTGTTTGTCTGCGTCCTCGATGGTGCTCGTCTTATCCCAATATTCATGCGGCATAAGTACGCCGGCCTGAGCTGACGTCAGGAACGTGTGGTAGCAATCGGCATCACGGCCGTCCGCATCGTAGTTTTCTACAAACTTCTCGTCTGGTCTTGCGTCATTGCCGAGCTCGTCCTTGCCATAGAACCGGATGAAAAGCTGACGGAGATACTCATTTTTCTGAAGCGCATTCGCCTCTTCCTCTGTCGGCTTGATAAACTTCTTCTTTACGAAATACTTCCCGGTCAGGATCTTCGTTCTGATGTCTCTGTTCAGAAGCTGTTCTGGCGTCGCATCCTTTATCGCATGTTCGTTCTCATATGCCGCAAAGTCATCACGGGCCTCTACTGCCTCGCCGACGATCTCCATCATCTTCCTGTATCGCTCCAGCGTATTCCCGGAGCTGTGATACGGAATGATCATCGTAATGTAGTCGCTGGCCATGGCCGTAACGATGTGGTCCTTTCCGATTCCTACGAGGATTGGCTGGACGTTATCGTACAGACTGCTCATCAGCACGGCGTCCTCAATGGCCATGCCGGTCACGTCACTGAACACGAGGCTGTACGGTTGGTCGGTCTCGACTTCTTTCCGCTCGACCTTCTTCGTCTCTTCGTTGTACTCGTACACGTAACCGATATAATGGTCGCCTACTTTCCGGTTCTCCTCGATACCGTTGCCCAGCGCCATTACGCTACAGTTACATTCAGTACCTACGGACGCAAGGAACGGAATCGCCTCAGGCACCTTCGAGTAAAGCTGTGCCTTCGCACCCAGCGCACTGAACTCAAGGAAATTGAGTAAGTAATCCAGCGCATACTCGAAGCGGAAATCGCTCGTGCTCTGGAGCCGCTGTCCATTCATCAGATTCTGCACCCGGACCTTTTTAATGGCGCTGGCCATTCTCGACCGGATGCTCTTCGCATTCTTTTCCGTATACGGATTGAGGAATGGATTCTTCTTCAGGTCGGTGAATACTCCGCTACCACGTTTGCTCGTGTCGACCTTGCCGCCGGTGTTGATTCCCATGATCGTATTGCCGAGGATCGCCGGCGTGTACGGTACAGCCGCCTTGCCCATGCCGGCGCCACGTGTGGTTCTGAACTTCCACGAATCAGGATAGTTTTCGGCGAACTCTTTCCCGGCATTGATGTCATACAGGATGTCAAGCGGAACCGGTTTGTAGGAATCCTTTAATCTCGTGTTGATCAGCCACGACCATGCGTCCAGAAGCTCCAGCTCTCTCTTGAGGACCTCTCGCTCTTCTTTCAGCTCGTCGGTAAACTCGTACTTATCTTTGAGCTGTTCAATGCCGGCGTAGAACTCGATCTGGTCGAGCTCGTTGATGCGGTCCTGTACTTGTTTGTAGTACGCATTCCGGGCCTCTGTCCCTTTGAGAGTCTTGTCGCTTGTCTCGCTGTCACGGATGAGCTTATCGACCTTCCTGACGACGACGTCAAACTCTTTCTGGATTTCCGCTTTTGTCATCGTCTCCGGGAAATCTCTCTGTAAATTCCGCATCGTATCGAAAATGCTACCAAGGCCTACCCATCTGGAGAAGACGTAGCATACCGGACACGGCACTTGCTCGCCGGCGTTATAGACCTCTTCGTAAACGATGTTGATGACTTCCTCTTTTGTCAGGCCGTCGTGCCGCTTCTTCATGACCGCACTCATTGCATCGATGACCGCCTGAGTTTTTACACAGATTGTAGTGAAGTCGACCGTCGTGCCATACTGTGTTTCCGAATTGCTCCGAATGTGGATGAACCGGCTCCCCTTCTCTCTGAGATACTCCATCGGTGTATTCTCATCAATGATGCGTGTCGGATCATATCCGATCGTTCCGCTGACCGCATAGATCATGTCAATGTCCTGTGTATTCAGGATCATGTTCATGACGTCGACAACAAAGTCAACCTCGTCGTACATCTCTTTCCGGTACTCATTACTAAGCACGGACGTCGGCAGTATCTCCCTCCGGGCCGACTGCGAAAGCACAAAGCCGAGCGGCGAATTGATGACCATCTCTCTGGTTACCTTTTCGATCTCGTTTCCATCGGCATCAATCAGGACGCTCTTTTCACCTCGCTTTTGGAACGTCAGGCCAAGAGCATTCGCTCCGGACTGGACGGAGTATCTTATGTCCTTTTCACCGGAATCGAAGCGCTCCGATAAAGGAATGATGTTGCCGGCGTCGTCGTAGGTCACAGGATCGGCGGACTTGACCTGTTCAGGATCAAAAACAACATACTGCCCTGTATTGCTCGTTTTATAAACCAATTCGACGGAATCATACCCTAACGCCTTCAGCGTATCTTGCACTTCAACATTTGAAAAGCCTTTATCCTCAATCAGATAATTGATGAATCTGTACCCTCTGTTTGCAATGAATCCAGCATCAAACTCGGACACACCTAAACCTCGCAGATACTTTTCGCCGCCAGAAACATTTTGGTCAGCGTCAAGCGCTTTCCTTTGCGAAAGATATACTGACATTACTTTTGCAGTTTTGTCGCTATATCTTCCGTTCCGCCCTCTTTCTGCCCATCGCTTCGCTTCGTTTTCATTTGGGGTGAAATAAAATCCAGCACCATACTCCATATAGTTATCATGGTTAATACCCCACTTCGCTCTTGAAAACTTATTAAATTCTTCTGTCGTCCCATGATATGCCTTGACATCATACCCAGCCGCCTTTGCCGCCATGTCTACCATCCGCTGTGCGGTCTCCATGTCGCCGCTCTCGACCGCCGCCATGTAGTCTGCGTCTTGCTGTGGTGTGATGGAGTACTTGATGTCGGCCGTATTTCTCCCCTTCCCATGCACACCAAACTTCTCGATGAGCTCGTCACGATTGCTTGGCTTTATTGGGACCATGTCCCTAACAGTGACATGTGCATTGAAATTCACAGGGCCGCTACCGAAATCTTGCGATGCCAATTCCATGGATTCCTGATGATTCTTAGAATGTTGTTCACTCCTATCTATAATGACCACCGGAACAGAGCGCACCCCCTGTTCCATAAGTGCCCTCATGCGATGTCTGCCTTCATGCCCTACAATCCTAAACGCTCCATCAGAATCTCTGAGGTCACTGGCCCCCACAGGCGCAGATTCTTCAATAATGAGGAAAGGGGTCTGTCTTTCTGATCTAAGCTCTTCCTCATCCAGCGGATAATTTTCATTATCGTGAATCCACTCTCCAGTTTCTTTCGCCTTATTCTTCACATAGCGATAGGCGTCCTCGTAGCGCATTTCTTTTATTTCTTCAGGAACATTCCGAGCACTCTCGTTCCATCTGTTGAGATTTGATGTGCTTACCGTCAGCTTGAGATAATCCCTTGGTCTCATCAAGACTGCGTATCCATCAGAATAATTCTCATCTATGTCCGAACCATACTCTTTGATGAGATGATCGATTCTGTCATCCGTCCAGCGAGCATTGCCCCATAGAATAGAAAACACCTCATCGCCTTCAGTCTCTGTTGCCTGAATCGCATTCTCATGCCACGCATTGAATGCCTTCTCCGCCTGATTCTGATACGCCGCCGTCAGGCCATCGAGCCACAGCCGCTCCGCCTGTTCAAGGATCCCAAGCTGGGAAAGAAGCGCACCATGATATGCTTCGTTCTTCCGCTGGTGGTAATCCTGACTGATGAACAGGTCCCGGAGATTCCGGAGCGCATCACGAATGGAATTGAGAATCGCCTTGCCCAATGTCGTGTTGGTCTGGCACACCTTGTTGGCAAAGTTCTTGTCTTGCATGGCCTCAGCCATAGCGTTACAGACGATCTCCTCACGTGCCTCAGATTCTGTGATTGGATGTTTGGCAACTTCGTAGGCCTCCATCATGTTCTCAATACTTTGCTTTACTTGTTTCGGAGATATCTTCATCCATTTGTTGAAGATAAGGTCCTCAAGCGCCTGATACTCAGCCGGAGCGAAAGCCTTAATGTGGTGCGTCATCTCGTGCATGACAACGTATGAGATATTCTGCTGTGCGTCGGCGTGAATGTTCAGAGTGATGGTATGCGTACTTTTCTGGTACATACCGTTATTAGGACTCTTTTTAACATTTCCGTCTTTGTCGACCGTCTCGGACCATAGATCATCCCTTAGGACGATGTTGAGGTTCGTCGCTTTGGCAAGACCTTCATAAACAGAAAGTGCAGTACCACTGACCGACGTCGCCTCATCCGTAAAGGCCGTAGTGAGCGTACCTCTTTCAATCGGCGACCGACTCGTCTCCTCCATCGGCTGACCAGCCTCGACGATTTGGTTCCGCCCTTCGACAGAGGCCTCGGCCCAATCCCACTGGCCAGCCTCAAACGCCCTCGCCTTGATGCTCTCGTCAACGTCGATGTGGCTGAACATCTTGAGGACGTCTTCCTTTTTCTCGTTTGTGCTCCGGCCAATGTGATAAAGAGTATTGACCGTCGTCGCAACGAGGTCACGCTGGTTCAGGTCTCTGGAATCGATGCTCTGGAGTGCATCCGTCAGCATCTCGTTCCCAGCGGCGCCCATGTTCGGCCGCATCGTGTTTTTGATCTCGCCGTCGATCTGGTCCTTCCGGTACTCCGTCTCACGCCTTGCCGCCTCGATCTGATTCTGAGCGGCCATTGCATAGAATGCCTTGTGCGTCGCCTCGTTCGTCTTTGGAATATTGACAGTGCCGTCTTCGTTCAGTACCGTGTACTGGCTGAGATTGATGCCGGTCATCTCTTCAAATGCTCGACGACTGTCCACATTGCCGTAATCGACGACCTTTGAATCGGATGCTGTCACAAGGCCGCTCTCTGTAAACCGGCCAAGGACTTGTGCTGTCTCTAATGCTGTTACTTGTTCAAACGGTTTATGGCCTTCAACGGTCTCCGCCTCTTTCATTTGCCGCTCGATGATTTCTGTCGCTCTCTGTGTTGCGTTCTGGACGGCCTCGTTTGTCGCCTGATTGTGTACGATCGTAAGGTCGCCGTTCTCATCCGGAGTAAACACGGACGGACTTTCAAGGCCTTCCTCGTTGATGGTCGTCTTTGCTGTGTCGTTTGCCGTGTCCGCACCCTCTTTCCGGGCCTGTATGGTTTCCGCCCATTTCACGGAGAAGTTATAAATCTGTGTTGGACTGACGCTCTTACCATTCTCGATTCTGTCCTTGATGCTCTGCGCTTCAGTAATGAGTTTCGTATCATTGGTGTCGGTACCATTGATGATGTCCATTGTCCATTTCCGAATGCCTTCGTTCTTTATCGCTTTCTGGATACCTACGCCTCGCTGGTACGTCGTCACGCTGGACGGCAAGCCTGTCGCAAGTGTAAGGATGGACGTTGACATGGTAGTATCCAAAAGCTCTTGCCGGTTCTTCTCAGACCATGGTGCAATGTCGTCCGCCTTCAGTCCGCCGATATCCCGGATGTCTTCGGAAAGTTCCTTCTTGAGTGCCTCGGCCCTCTCAACGTCGCCGGTCATCTCGGCATTGATGTAGTCTCTCGTCTTCTCGGCAAGGTCCTCCGCTTCTTCGTCGCTGAATCCCATGTCCTTGTAGTAAGCGACTTGTTCTGACAGAAACTCGCCGGAGTTAAGACGCAGTGACGCCGCCTGAGCTGTGGCCGGATCATTCATCGCATTGGTATATGCGGCCGCCTCTCGCTCAAGTGTATATGTCGCCTGTCTGTTCCGGAGATTCCGCTCGTATGTATACTCCTCGGTAAACGGATCGAGCACCATGCCGATCCACTCCTCGGCGTTTTCTTCCAGCGCACCACCGGCGAGCTGTGCAAGGAATCCCTTTGGCAGATACTTTGAAATGTTGAAGAACGACCGACCGCCTGTCAGCTCACGCCCAAGACCAATACCCTGAAAGATGTACTCTGTGAAAATCTCTTTGACAGCCTGTGCCTTGGCATAGTTAAGGTCCTCCTCCTCTGTGACGCCGACACGGTTCACATAGTCCATGGCCTCCTGTTCTGTCATACCGCCCTCAATGGCGGACTGATACAGGCTGTCGTTGATCTGTTTCCGGCGGACACCTCTCTGAGATCCAATCGTTCTTGCACCCATCGAGACCGTCCATCCGCCCGGAATGGCAAGATTGAAGAGCTGGTCCATTGCCATGCCCTCGCCGGACTGGACGCCTTGCAGTGTCCACCGCTCAAGGTCGCTCTCAGCATTCTGCATCGCCTCTTGCGTCTCGGCCTGTAGCTTGTCTCGCTGGGCCATGCGCTTGTCGAGCCTCTGGTTGTTATAGTAATCGATCCGGTTCAGCTCTTCATCAGAGAGAAATTGCCTCATGTACTCTCGCTCTTCATCCGACATCGGATTTGTCAGAGCAATGTCATAGCTGGCAAGATTCTCCAGCGGCGTGTTCTTTGCTACAGTGCCAAGCCGCTTATTGATTCTCTTCCTACGGTCAATTTCTTCGCTCGTCCACTCGCCGGTCCACTGGCCTTTGCCGGTGCCGTACTTGTCTCTCGTCGCTTCGTACTCAGCTTCTTGGTCAGCTTTGATGTTCCGCCGGCGTTGCATCTCACCAGTGCGATAGTCCGGATTCTTGTTCGTCATGATCCTTGTGACTTCCGCCATCTCTTTCGCCGTGTTCGCTACACGGTTTGGTGCGGCCGCCTTCCGGGCCGTCGCTCGAACATTCTCCGTATTCCTCTGCGTCGTCTGCGCTGTCGCCTTTGCCGTGTTATTGATGCGGTTCACATATGCCTGAGACGATGACTGTACGGCTTTCTTCTGCTGATTTGCTGTCGTCTTGACCGTATTGCTCGCCGACCTTACAACATTACTGACTCGCTGTCCGGTATTCTGTGTGGCTTGCTTCGGCTTCGTCTGTGCTTGCTGTGCTTGTTTTTGCTGTTGCTGTACAGGTTTCACCGCATGCTGTACAGACTTATTTACGTTTTGAGCAGAAGAAGCGACGGTCTTCGCTACCTTCGCCGCCGCTTCTTCCTTTCTCTTTTTCTTTTCTTCTGCTATGTTCTTTGGCATATCTTATCCTTTCTACTGCTAAACCATTATGGCCTCGCCTATGTAGTGTTATTTCGTATACCGTTTTGGTCCTTGATTCGCTTGGTTGTATATCGCCGCCGCATGGTTGAAGTTTGTGATCTTCGGTACGATTCCGTTGACCGACGCCAGAATGTCCTTTGTCTTCACGACCGGCGCCGTTTTGGCTTCTTCGTACTTCTCTTGTGTCGGAGCGCTACCACCGCCGCCGCCGCCGCCGGAGTATCCGCCGCCACCTCCGCCGGAGCCACCGCTTCGGCCACCACCGCCACCGCCGCCGCTACTCGCTTTGGCCGCCGCTTGTCTCATGCCGTACACGCCTTGGTTGTAATTGAGGCCCCACTGATAGTCAGCCATAAGGTCTCTGTACTGCTGATACAGATTGTTGTACAGCCACTGATTGTCAGCCTCTCTGTCACGCCACGCCTGATAGTCCTGAGAATACTTCCACTGACGGTCGCCTTCCGTATCACGGAACCGGCCATAGTCAGTATCATCCGCATCCTTGTACAGATTGTAGGATTGGAGTGCTCTGTTATACGCCGTATTCTCAAGGTCCGGAATCAGCGCCGCCAGCTCTTGGTTGTACTGGTTACGAGCTTGCTGTGCCGCCGATACTGCATACGACGTTTGGTACCCACCATTCAGTGCGGCCGCATCTGCAAGAGTGTCCTTTGCGGCTCGGTTACCCCTCGCTCCGTAAATCTTTGCGAGAGCCTGATAGGATGCATCCTGAAGCGGATCATACTTCCAGTTCGTGACAGTATCCCTCGTGCCGGCAAGCTGGTCTGCATACGCTGACTGATAGGTACCCGGAGTGTATGGAGCGACGTTATTCACTACCGGTCTGTATCCGGCAAGCGCCTTAGGCGACTGCACATTCACATACGATAACGGATCTACTTTTGTTGCCATAGTTTTCTCCCCCTTTCTGAAGTATCTTTCATCGCAAGTATACGGAGAAGCCGGCCCTTTTTCGCCCCAGATAAAAAGGAGCATGCATACGCATGCCCCTTTCCGCTCCGCTTTGGAATTACATCTGCTCCATCTTGTTGACGAGCTTTCGGATTTCTTCCTTTGTTCGCTCGTCCGGCGCTTCGTTCATCATCTGCCGGAGCTCCTTTGCCATGTCCATGCCGCTTCTGGAGTATCGCCCCATGCTGTCACGCCTTGCTCCGGCCCCTCTGCCACGAGCATAGGATGGATCGGTCGTGCTGTATCTATAGCCGGCATTCGACATGCCGTCAAAGGAATCGGTATAGGACCGGCCGTCATAACCATAGGAACGAGCTCCATCATAGCCGCCGTCATAGCCGCCACTGTAGCCTTCCTCTTCCTTGCACTTGATGATCTTGTCAATGTTCTTCAGTGCGTGAGAAAGCTTGTCGACGATTTCGAGCGAGCTGGCGTTCAGCTCCTTGCTACCGTATTCTTCCAGCTCCTCGCAGAGCTTGTCTTTCAGTTTATACAGTTCGTGCATCTCTGTTCCTCCTTCCTACGCTATTCTGGTTACCGTCAGGTTCGCATTCTGTACGTTGATGGCCGGCGCCGGTGTCGTCGCTGGCGTAGCACTTTCGGACGTGTTCTCTACCGAAAGATTGAAACAGCACCCCTTCGGCACAGTGATGATGGCCGTCGACGTTACATTGAAGTATGCATCAACCACCGTCGGCGTGACGATTGCTCTGCTCGTGAGAATCGGTTCTCCGTCGAGAGCGACGGACACACTGATCGGTCCGGCGGTTCCGTTTTCCGGCACAGCGATGTTTCCGTTGAATGTTACCTGATACCGGGCAAAGCACCCGGTGTTATTCCTGACGATACCACGGAGAGTTACAATACCACTTTCCGGTCTGTGGTATACATAACCATTCGGGCATCCGATCGACGTCCGCAGAAGCACTGGCTGGTTCGGCTGAACGAGCTGGATGTCATTGTTAAGAAACTCTGCCATAGCGCACCTCCTTAGAAGTTACCGCCGCACCCACAGCCAGCAACACCGTTGCCGCCGCATGTGAAGATTGGTGTGGAACCGTAGACCGGCATCGACGGCACCGGGCAATTCTTGAGGCGATTATACAGAGCGTCGACCTCGCTGTTCATACCGTTCTGCATCGCCGCCATGTTGAGCTGATTCTGAAGTCCGAGGTTCTCTCTTTCCGCCTGAGCGAGCTGAGCCTTGACGCCATCCAGCTCCAGAGCGCACAGCTTGTCGAGGATCGCCTGCGTTCCTCTCGTCTGCGAATCGATGATGTCTCTTGTATTCATCGCCGATGCGCTTCTGGTGTTGCACTCCTCTGTTGCGATGGTGTACTTCAGGTCCGCAGTGCCAAGCCGGTTTTCACAGCAACAATCAGCAAGCTGAGACTGGAGAGCAAAGCGCTGATTCATGTCAGCCATCTGACGAGCATTTGCCGAAATCTCCGCCTGAGAGAATCCATTACAGAGCTGTGTGCTGATGCCATTGACGCCATCTCTGATGGACGTGATGTTCGTGTTCAGCATCTGGTCACGGAAACCATCGTTCACTGTCTGGTTCTGATTCATCCACGGATAGAGCGCCGCTCCGTCAGCGCCGGCGCCATAACCACCGAAACCATTGTTGCCCCATCCGAGGAGCAGAAGCAGAATGATCCACGCCCAGTCTCCGCCGAAGCCCATGCCATTGCCATTGCCATACATCGGAGACACCGGCATTACCATTCCATTGCCGCTTGTTTCTTCAAAAGCCATTTTGTTTTCCTCCTTGTTTTTTATCTATGCCATCACCTATGTACACTTGGTGGTAACATCCGCTGGAGCTGTTGTGCCATCTGGACCGCTTGGTTATATTGTGCCTGTGACACACGGCCGGAGTTGAGCATCTGCTGGATCATCTGGTTCGGATCGCCGCCTCTGCTCTTGAGATTGTTAAGCTGTTCTATGAATTGCATTGGATTTACGTTCATTTCTTCGCACCTCTCATATCCTCAAATTTTGACCGTAGCGCCTCGATTTCTCCTTTTAGGTAATCCACATCGTCTTTGGTAGCAAAGTTTCCCTGTGCCTTGATTTCCTTTGTTTCCGGCATGCCTCGCATGGTGTAGTCGAGTATCTTCATCGACGGCATACCGACGGCGTCAGCACTCTTCAGATAGATCGTCTGAGATTCTGTGTCCCACAGCGTGACCGTACTGTTCGGCGCGACGAGATAGCTCTTTGCTCCAGCCTCGCCTTGCACCCATATGATGCCGGTGTTCTGTTGCTGTGGCTGTTGCGGTCCGGCCGTATTTATTTGCGGTTGATAATACGGTTGATATCCGGTCGGAAAGTAATTGTTGTACGCCATGTCTAATCCTCCTTATACCAATAAAACTGCGGCGCCTCCTGACTCGAATCCCACGAATCATAAAGGTCGCCGTCGACGGCCGTTGCTACGTGACCGCCAAATCCCAGCACAAAAACGCCTTGCGGATGGTCCTCGCAAAACTCTTCGGCCGTATAACAATCCGGGCAAGTTGACGGAATGGACGTTCGTTTGAATCCCTTCTGCCTGAGTGTTGCTCCCCACACGGAATCACTCGACGGCATATCACCCATCGCAAAGCCATTCATCGTCAGCATGATGTACGATGTTTCCCATGAAACATTCAGCGCCTTCGCAATGGCCCGGACCGAGCAGTCACCGACCTTCCGGCCGACAGGATTCGGATTATATTCGACGTATGCCATATAGTCACCTTGCCTTTCTGTCTAAATTGTCGCAAAGAAAAAGCACCATGGCGATGTCGCCATAGTGCCTTTATCGTGACACCTATGATTCTATAGATGTCTGAACAGCTTTTCCTGTTCCATGTAGATGATCCGCTTGATCTGCCTCACGGACATGTCGAACTCTTCCGCCAGCGGTTCATAGCATATTCCGTCTATCAGCCGGCGCTTGAGGATTGACCGGTGCTTCTCGTTAAGAATCCACTCGTCGATCGCTTCGGTCAATTCCGTTCTGGAATAATCTCTCATGGTGTTTTCTTGATGGTTCTCCGCTTGGCCGTACCTTTAGCTTTACCGTCCTTGCGTGTCATCCGGCGCTTCTTTACTGTCACCTTCGCCATTGGTTATCACTCCTTCCGAGCCATCGCCGATGTAACTCGCATTCCCTACATTTGCATCCAGCGTGACCGCCTCAGTCTCAATATCATACTGGCTGAATAGCCACAGCCACGCAAGATTGCTCACGAACAGCAGAACGACCGTCACGACCAGAGCGACGACCAGCCGCTTCTGTGTGCGCTCATGTCTGGCCATCTCTCCCTCAAACGCAATGTATGGGATACTACCGGTCAACGCCGCTTTAGCGTTTGCGTGATCAGGAACATGTCTGCCTCGTTGCAGTTTTGCTCCCTTTCCTTTCTTTTCCATTTGAGATTCTCCTCTTGATATTCTATGTAGCGTTCGCATGTTCCATGGCATCCGGCGGACCGGACTCTGCAGTCCTTGCATGGTGGTTGTGGTCTCATTGCTTCTCCATCGTATCACATATCAAGATTTAAGTCTCCCCACTATTAGTCGATGCCGTGTTTGTAGACTGTCATAATGCCTCCGTTATTCGGAATAGAGAACGAGGTATCTGTAGGTTATTCCGCAAACCAGACCAATACTGGTGGTGCTTGCATGAACCTTGAAAATATTGTTTGAATAAAAATGGACGCAATCCCATGCGCCTGCCTCGCCCGGATCGTATATCTGAAATGCAGTGCAATCCGCCCTGAAATCCGACGTGACGCTCGTCGCTGAAGAATCGCTCGTTTTCCTCATACCGAAACCTGTAGCTCTGTTATTATAACCGTTACCGCTATACGTCGGTGCCGTGGTATCGTTCTTGATTAAAGCAACAGCTCCAACAGAATGCTTCTGCAGACGGCTATACCAATCAGTATCGTCTCTATTCCAGCTTCCATTTTCAGGCCAAACGACACAGACAATCGGAAATCCATTTCCTGTATATGGCACGTTTATCGTCATGTTTCCGTTCGTATCTGGCGTTGTGAAAGAGCCGGTAACGAAGTTACTACCACCAGCCACATCCACCGTGACCGGACTGTACCCATCCACTCCAGACGGAGCCGTGTATGTTCCGTTCTCCGTAACAGACAGAGCCTCGATGACCGGTGTGCGACCTCCGCCTCCGCCGGAAAGCTGTTTGGCGAGTAAAACATCATAAAGGTCCATGCTATGCACCTACCTTTCTCCACGTTGCACCGTCTTCGTCAAACATATAGATGTCGCCGGTGTCGATTTCAAGAAGCGTACTTCCGTTCGCAATACGTGCTGTCGGTTTGTTGTCTGTAGACAGGCAGACGCCCTCGATGCAATCCCTTTGAGAATCGTACCAGATTTTTTTGTTGACAGTTAACATAGTGTGTATCCTCCTCTCTCTTAACCGAAGACCACCTTGATGGTGTGGTTCCCGGTGACTGACTTGAATGTGTAGCTGGTCGGATATTTCTTGATATCGACCGCCTTGCCGTCGACTGTGACTGACTTAAGCTTCTTTCCAGCGTCCGGCGTATACTTGAAGGTCACGTTCTGCTTCACGAGAACAAGCGAGGCGCCGGCAGTGAAGCGACCATTGTAGCATTCGTTCGTGATCTTGAACACGTCCGGTCGAACCACAGCAAGGATGGTCCGCCCATCGCCATAATTCTTGTTCGTGTTATGCCCGGAACCGCATCCGCCGGTGTAGCACATGGCTTTGCCGTTTGAGACGCTCCCCTTGTAGATGTCTGTATGACCGCCGTCTCCACGCCGTCCTGACTTGTTGTCGTCATGCATGAGAATGTCACCCGGTTTTATCTTTAACTTCACGTCGGCCGGTTTCTTGTTATGCAGATAGATGACCGTCATGTTCGAGTTATTGCCGTAGACTTTTCCGTCGCCATACCCACGGCCGTCATGCCAGACATAGTGTCCTTTGCTGAGAATACCGAGCGCCTGTAAGACACATGCGACGTATGTTACGCACGTCGAATTTTTCTTAGCCTTGGCCAGCGTCGGAGCTGACTGCCACTTGTACGTTGACCTGTACAGAAGGTCCGCAATCCTTGCCGCCTGAATGAACAGCGGTTTCATCGCCTCCGCATAGGACGTCGTGATCGATGTCTTGGTATTGCTGTTGACAGGATAGACGAGCTTTCCGCCGTCGCCGTAGGCCTTGTAACCCGGATGCTTGTCTACGCAATTCTTCGCATTCTGGAGGACGGCAAAGGCGCCTATCTGACTCTTTGCGTCCGCCCATGACTTCCGCACTCTGTAGATCGTAGCCATTCCGCTATACCTCCTTCATAAACTTCGTATAGTCGAGAGCGATCCATCGAGGAGATGATGCGGTCGACGATTTCAGTTTGCCCCAGTAATATCCGTCGCCGACCTGTACGGCCATGATGGTGTAGACGCCCGGCTTGATGAACTCAGAGCCGTCCACCTTCTGGCGTCCGTACTTGGCGATGCCAGGCCCCTTCCGGATGTAAAGGTCATTGCACTCGACCTTGACAGTGAACGGTGTGTCATAGTCCGGCCATGTCTTTTCCTTAGGCGCCGGCTTTGCTCCGAGGAGCTTATTGACCTCAGCGGCAATGTAGGAAAACTTCTTTTTCAATGTCGGTCCCGGACAGGCCGTCGCCATATAGTAACAATGCATGACCAAATTGCCGCTCTTGTTGCCGGTGAAGTTGAGGCGTTTGATCCCATTCCTCCGACATATGTCAGCACACAGTTTGATGCAAGCTTTGACAGACGCATCGCTCACCTTCCAGTATGGCGAGGCAGTCGTGTTCGCAATCTCGATGGTGACTGCCTGACTGTCGGCCGCCTCATTCGCCACAGACCATGCTCTGTACTTCTCGTCGATGAGCTGACCGATGTTGCCGTATCTGTCGATGGCATAATGGGCAGAACCCTGTCTCTTCTTCCACGTGTAATAGCACGACTTCGCCGTACCGTTAACCGTCGCCATATGGTGGATGATGATCTTTGTAATCTTCGTTCCATTCCGGGAGGAAAAGTTTTTGGTCCAGTAATGGGACGTCGCCAGCTTGGAATTACTCATCTTCCTCTTCCTCCTCGAACTCGTCGCAAGCGCCCTCGTCAATCGGTTCAAGGTCTTCTCCCGGTCCTCTCGTGTACAGCTCGTCCGGATCAGTGTCAAGCTTCAGATGCTGTTTGAAGGCCTGATGCAGACCGACGGCCGCAAGACCGCTGACCATACCCTTGACGATGCCTTCGTAATTACATCCAAAGATGATGCACCCACTGATCGCTCCAAGAATCAGAAGCACCGTAGGAATCCATTTGTCGTCCGTAGGCATCCACTTCTTCATCACGTATCCGATGCACAGCGCACAAGCTGTGATGATCGGCATAATCAGTCCATCAATCATTTCAATGTTCATATCAATGCACCCCTTTCTGTAACTCTTTCACGTCAGCTCTAAGCTCGTCGATTCTCGTGAATGACGTCTTCAGGTCTCGCTCAATAACGAAAACTCGCTCGATGACAGAATTGTGCTTATCAACGGCTTTCTTGAGCTCATCGACCTTGTAGCCTATCAATCGATTATTTACTATGATGCTGACGATAGCCGCAATCAGCGTCGATGCAGATGTGACAATCGCCACCACGATTTCTGGTCTCATGTGCTTACTCCTTTCCTATCCTTGCATCGCTCTCGATGATAAGTGCCACAAGCGGATAAGTCGTGAGCCGCCCGGTCACTTGACCGCCTTCAAGCATGGTGCCGACAAGATTGACGAACACTCTTCCCTGTTTCGTCAACACGGCCGCCGGCACCTCGCATACTCCGTCCGGATTGATGTCTACCATCTCTGACGCATAGTCGCTCTCCCAGAACGCTACCACGCTGTCAAAGCTTTTCCAATTCTCATCAAGCTCAAACTCCGCAAAGATGTATCCCTGTGTGTTGCTTGCGTATTTGATCACGCCGTTCTTGTACGTCAGCGCCTGACCCTTTACGCCGAATGTGATTTTTGATGTGTCCATATACTCCCCCCTTACGCTGTCCGTCTCCAGATGAACTGATTGCACTTTGCGTCTTCCATGCCGCCATGCCCCTGAACGACAAACACAAACGACAAGTTTGTAGATTGTCCGGTCCCGGTCGGATAAGACGTCGGTCTCGTCACCCAATTACTTGCCGTGATCGTCATCGTTGTTCCGGACCATGACGTTGTAAATAGGCCGACAGCATTTAGTCCATCGCTATACCCAACAGGAAACTGCGTGTGCTGTTGTTCGGTTAATCCATAATTGTCAAAGTCGATCGTAGCAATGACTCTATCAGTGCCGGATATCGCTACTTTGTTTTGCCACGTTAGACGACACTCTATCATTGTTCCGTGACGTATAACAACTGAGGCGCCGCTCTGTGTGTTCGCCGTATTGAATACGAACGGATTTGTCTCCCATGCATAGGCGAATGATTTGTCGATCAGAGACCATGTGCCGTATCCAAGCAGTGACGCCGGATTCGTATTCGTCGCTGTCGTGTAGCAAGCGCCTACCGGGAAGTCCTCGATGGTCTTCCGCCAGAGCGACGGCGTCCACAAGGTCAGTGTCCGTGTGCCGTCATTGTCAATACCAAAGCGAAGTCCGCTGTAAATGTATGTATCATTGACAAGACGCCGTGTCGCAAGCGTCATCCGCTGGTTCCCATCAGAACCTTTTGTGCTCTCGATGTAGGACGTCTTGTCTCCGTCAACAGCCGGCCTCACAGCGAGGACCTGCTTGATGTCGTTCTCCGGAAGTGATTGGACGCTTGCATCAAGCGATGGCTGAATAAATACCATCTCTCCGTCAACCACAGTTTGATCCGGTAGTGTTACCTTCTGACCGCTGACGGCCTTATGATTCACACCGACCCAGCCGTTCTTCTCATCAATCCCCTTGACGTTACTGTCTGTCTTTGCGCCCACTGTCTCATTCAGCGCCATTTGTACGCTCTCCATAAGCGACTTGACCTTATCGTCAACTGATGCGTCCGGTCGTCTGTCATAACCAAGGATCATATCACATCACCTCATGCTGTACGTTTCCACATATAGACAGCCAGATACGGCGGCAGAATGTTATGTGCCTGTCCGCCACCGGTCGATGAGATTCGTGTGGAACCCCATGCCGACTTGGCGTTTTCGGTCACATATGAATACGCTGTTTCGGCTCCGGAGTTGTTCTTCTCACGTGCCGTATGCCTGTGTGCCGGCATTTCATTTACAGTCAGCGTGTGCTTGGATTCACCGCCTGTAGCACCGGCCGTCAGCGAAAGTTCGCTGTCGCCGCTCTCGCCGTTGCTCCCACTTGCCACAAGGAACCGGCCTTGAATCTGCTCCCACGTGCCGCCAAACAACGTCGAAGGACTTGTGCTGACGGTACTGATATACACAGCGCCCACAGGATACACTCGATCAAGGAATTGGTCGGATATCTGTTGTGCAAGAGCCAGCGCAGAGTTTGCCGTGTTCGTCGCTCCGGCCGCATCAGCCTTTGCCTCAACGATGCCGTCCTCAATATTGTTCATGTTTGCGGCCGACACCGCAGTTTCGTTCGACAGCCAGTTTGTTCTTACGTATGCCATTTGATCTCCTTCCTACAGACGGCCATAGGACCCTTGTCTGTATCTTCGTGTAAGCGACTTGATCTCCGTGTTGCCGTGTCCTTCAATCTTGATGGAGTATCGGTCGCATCGCCTCGGTATGATCGGTATGATATGTCCGCCGGTCTCCGCTGGTGCGTACTCCTTGACGAGTTCCCACGGTCCTTGGTCCATGGAGATGTACACTCTCAATGTCGTTTCTGAAATGACATTCAGACGGAGCGATATTCTGCTGTAAATCCGCTTGTTCTCTACATACTCATCGAACGGACCGAACGTCGCCATCCAGTCAAGATCGTCGTATGTTTCTGTCGCATTCTCCGGATTGACCACCTTTATCACACCGCTGATGTCTTCTGACCCTATGAACAGGTACCTATTAACGATCAGGTCGTCGGAACAGATGAGCTCTTCGCCGGAATACTCGATAAAGTACAGCGTGTTCTCCATCGTGCAGACGCCCCTGAAGCGAGCATCGTCTTCCTTATGCCACATCGCCTTGTCGATATCGAGAACCATAAGCTCGTATCCACCGCCCTCGACCTGAATGCTGGCGTAATACTTCGACCCCTCTGTACCGCCGATAACATTCCGGAACGTCCGTGCAAACTTGTCGCTGATGCTATACGGAACGCCGCCGTCATAGGCCATGATACCGACCTTTGATTTATAGAAGATCCTGTCATTCACTGTAACGACAGAACGCCTCGAACCCTCTTCGACGCCGTAACACTCCACGTTTGCTATTTGATAATTCGACGGCGCCGTACCATACACCCTACACATGCTCGATGGCTTGAAGAAGCAGATGTGATTCGAGTACACGCCTACTCCGGTCCAGTTTTCATCGGACCCTTGCTGTGCGTAGTACGAATCAAGTCCTGTACCTTGGAAGTACTGCCAGTTTTTAGGGTCGCCCAGCTTGCATGCATATATGCAATTATCGCTGTTGCTCGCTCCCCATAGGCGATTATTCCACTCGATGATATGGTCGAGGTTCGGTGCGGTCCTACTGATCGGACCGGTGTACGTGATGTTTTCCGCACCCTCTCCTGTCAGCTCTATGAACGTCTCACGAGGCAAGGTCAGTACATTGCCGTTGACCTCTTCGATGATGCAAGAGATGTTGCAATCCATCGTCGTTGGTGCTCCGCCGGCCGGCGTGTATGCAAGCATTCCAGCCATGTTGATGGCATCATCATATCCAAAGCCGTGACCGCTCGGTACCGTGACCTTGACATCTTCATTGCTGATCGTGACTGTAGCTCCGACGAGACTCTCTTCCGCCTCAAGGTTCCCATACGATCCTGTCTGAATTTCACCTCGCCCTCTGTTCTTTACGACTTCGATATACGTCTTCTCCGGGAAGAAGCATATCTTTGTATTGATCGCCACCATTGTGGTGCCAGCCGTGATTCCGGTCACCTCAGGCACCTCAACATTGTCATAGAAAAAACCTATAGATAGGTCTTCCTTCATTGCGATCATTGCGATGCATCCAAACTTCGTGACGATCTGGAGCGGCCGCAACACATCGGCCGGCAGTGCAAGTTCGCCTCTGAGCCGTCTCGGCGTGAGTGACGGATACTTGTCAGCGGTCAGATTCATCATGTCGGACATCTCGCCCTCTTCGACGTAGGTCTTCCTGTTCAGTCCTTTAAACTCGATGTTTCGCTCGATGGCCGGTGCCAGCCTCTGTTGCATTCCAACTAAGTTAGCCATGTCACCACCACCTTAAAAGACATTCATGAAGCGGACCGGAAATCTGTTGCATACCTTCTGATTCGTCCTGACTACCCAATTTGAGAAGTCCATGAAGTCCTGAACGTGCTGAGCCGCATTGTTCTGGTAGCTGTCGTACTCTTCGTTCGCATAATCGATCTGACTCTTGACGTAAGAGACGTACAGCCGGTCATACGGAGCTGGGACCAGCAAGTCCTTCTGCATCATGTCTGTCGTATAGAGAGGTGCATCGACGCCAAGCTGTTCAGCGGTCTCAGCCTCAATCTCGTTGACAAACGTGACGAGCTTCTGGTCCGTGAAGCTGTTTGGCTTTTCCTCTTGCACCTTTGCGATTAATGTCTCTATCGTCATATCGTTCTCCTTATAAAAACCGGTGGAGCCTGTTACGGCCCCACCTTGATGACCTACAGGTCGGTTACCTGATTCTTCAGCTTTCTGCGGCGCTCGACCGCAACCATGGTCTGCTTGTAGGACCGCTGGAGCACATCGGCCACATCCTTGGTGACCTTGACCTGTACTCCCTTCTGGATCTTTGTGAAGACACCGTTGATGCCTACTGTGACCTCTGAATCCTCACCCTCTACGTAAGGGATCATGATTGTCACACGGTCCTCATCTACAGCATTGCTGACTGTATCAGTCTTCTTCTCTGCCATGTCATACTCTCCTCTCTGATTAGTTAGCCTCCGCACTTGCACCATACGATGCGATGCTCTCGATGCGAATCATGTACTCCTGAGTGAGAATCTTCGCTACCTTGTTCATTTTCCAACCCATCGTAGCGCGCTGGTTGAGAGGATCCGACGTGCCGCCGGAGCCAAGCTGTTTGGCAATTGTCTCGATGCCGCCACCGTTAATGGACGTAACGCCGAATGCATTCTCGCCAAGCAGAAGCGTATGATAGATCGGAGTGGTGTTGTCAAGCTCAATCTTCGCCTCTGTCGACTCGACGAAGCGGACGCCGTACATCTTTCCGATTTCTCCGTTGAAGATGCGAGCGGAGCCGGCGTACTGGTTAGCGTCGATCCATTCGTCGTCGTTCATAAGGTCAAAGACGACGTCCGGATGAACGATGGCAACATAGTCGCCTCTGATAGTCGGTGCGTTGACTCTCTTAAGGTCTCTGACACCCTTCTTGATATCTGCGATCGTCAGGACCTGAAGGTTCGTTCGGTTCGTACCGCCGCCAGCGTATCTTACATTGGTGCCGGCCGCCAGCACGTCACGAGTGATGGTGTCGCTCGTTCTGCCAGCCTGAGACGCAAGAATCTTCGTGATCTCCGCCATGTTGTTGTCGAACGCAGTCAGGTTCAGCATATCGGTCGTAGTGATGTACGCACCGTACTGCTCAACCGTCGCAGTGAGCGACGTTACGCCGTAATTCTGTCCGTCTGGAGTGATACCCTCGACGAGCGGAATGGTTGCCTTCGGAAGGCTGTTGAACTTACGGAACTCGATGGTCTTGCCGTTGCCAGCCGGGATCGGTCTCTTCTGGCCGAACTGATCGTGTACGAGTGCCGGTTCCGCCAGTCTGATGAGCGCCTTGTCATAGAAGGTCTTCATCTCCGGCGAGAGGTCCTGATTCGCAGTATATGTACCGACGCCCGGTCGCTGGCCGGTCCAGTTAGGATTCAGAATGAGCTTTTGCTGATCTGTCGGTTCTGGATCGGCAAAAAGGTGAAAATTAAATCTGAATTTTTCCATTGTTGTTTCTCCCTTCATCTATGGTCGATACAGACGAGGGAGCCGTCCGTTAGAAGGAGATCGATGCTCCTTCTTCAGTGACTTGTCTGATAATCTCGTCCATATCTTCATTCGTTAACGACGAAGGATCTGATTTGCGCTGGATCGCCGGAGCATGCCTCAAGCCGCTCTCCTGTGGCCGGGCCGCTCTCTGCTGGATGGTGTTGACGACATTCTGTGTGGCACTACGGTAGGCCTCACCGTTGTACCCTCGCATGATGTCGTTGACGTGTGTTGCCATGAAGGCGTCGTATACTCCGATGCCGGCGTCGAGGAGACGAGCGAACTTCTCATTCTGCTGGATCTCCATGCCAAGGTCGAAGTTTGGCACAGCTTGCTGTAGCTCCGCCGCCTCTGACTCCCACTGAGCGAACATCTCATTCTGCTGTTGCTGTCTCTCGTAGGCCTCAGTAATCTGCCGACCTCGCTCAGCGTCAGCCCGGAGCCGTAGGTTCTCCTTGTACTGCTCCAGTGACAGGCCGGACTTCTCCGCGCCGGCCTTGTAGATGTCCTCGTCATTTGCGATGGCGTTCTTCAGTCCTTCAATGTCTCCAGCCTTCAGTCCGTAATTCAGATACAGAGGCGACAGTGCGTCGCTGATACTGTCTACTTGCGCTTGTAGATCAGCCTGATTCTTGAATCTCTGCTGTACAGCTTCGGAGACTTTCTGGCCGTAAATATCATGATACTTACCGCCCTTGCCGATGAGCTCGGCGAACTCTGCACCGATGTCTTCCGGTGCCTGATTGTCAGTGCCGACCTGACTCGTCCTATCCTCACCCTCTGACGACTTGCCATACTTGATGGACTTGACGTCTGGCTTAGCGTCGGACTGCTTGTGCGTGACGTACTCGGAAAGACCGATACTCTCCGCAAAAGCGCTGGCTTCTGCTCCAAGTCCGCCGCCTTCTCCACCACCTTCTCCGTCGAAGAGATGGAAGCTGAAGCGGAACGGAGCGCTGATATAATTCAGCATATGTTCTCCTTTCTGTGGTAAGACACGACCTTTGTATATGCTGATGTTAGTATAAAATGCCGGCGAGATATTGTCGCCCCACTGATAATCAGTAAAGCTTCACCATGTCTGGATGATTCTCTTGCAGACCCTCAAAGACCCTGTACACGTCCTTGAACACGGCCTCCGTCATAGGCGACACATAGTCCAGATCGATGCGGACATGAGCTTCCTCGTAGACCGTCGGCCTCGTGTCCACCCGGATGCACTCAGCGACGAGCACGTTGCACAGCGTCGACACGATGGTGCAGACGTCATGGTCGCCGGCGTGATTCAGGCAGTCAAAGAAAATATCCTTGTGGCTTGCTGTGATGTTCATCTTGACCTTTGTCATATCTCTCATCTCCTTATCTTGGAATAGCCGCTCTGGCCGCTCTCAGTCTCGCCTGTGTTGCAAGGCTATTGTCTGTAGCTCCGGTGCCTACTCTGGCCGCTCGCTCTTCGGCAGTGCCTTCCATCCTGACAGCACCCGGAGCCGGTCCGCCGCCAGACTGCATCGCCATGGCCGCCATATCTTCCGGTGTGGAGAGACCGGCTTGCATCGCCATCTGTGCGATCCTTGGGTCAGTCATCGACAGTTGCATTATCATCTGCATCGCCGCCTGATACTGCTGGAGCATGATGCTGTTCTGCTGTATCTGCTGTTTGACCTTGTCCTTGCCCTCGAAGTCCATCATGTCGATACACACGAGCGCTGGGATACTGTTCTCCGGAGCGAAGAGGCCAAGTCCGTAGAGCTCCTTGGCTGTTTCATTCTGTGCCGCACGATTGAACGGACTCTGCTTCTCCGCCGTAATCATAATGTCGAACATCGGCCTCCTATGTCTGATGGTGCCGTCTGGGAGGACGACGTCCTGTTCGACGATGTTCTTGTTCGAGTACTGCTCAAAGCGATATCCGCCGAAGCCGTCATCGATACGGAACCCTCTGCTCTCATCGTAGAACTGACGGATGAGCTCGATGATCAGGTAATACTCCTCACGAGATCCACGGTACAGCTCTTTGTTGACATCACGTGAAAGCTTACTGCCAGCCTCTTGCAGTGCCGCCACCGCCGAAGCCGCCGTTATACCGCCGGACACGCCGCCTTGGTTGAAGTCTCGGTTACCGCTGACTTCCTTGAGCTCCTCGATCTTGCTGGCGTGATGATTCATTGCCGCCGGTGGTACTGTATCGATGCTGATCTGCTGGACCGCCTCACTCAGGTCACCGGAGGCCACCTCGACAATCTCTTTGTCCCAGTTGGCGAAGTCGTTCATATCGACGTTGGCATTCTTCCTCGCCCAAAAGCGAGGCTTGGCCTTCATCATCGCATTCTTGATGATCGCCTGATCGAGCTTGTCGATGTCCTTCTGCGGATTCTTGATGATGTCGAGATATCCGAATCCCCACGGCGAGTCCTTGATAGGGAACAGGCGCCGGATGACAAAAGGATATCGACCGTGTGCATAGAAGCCGTCCTCGTATCCTTGTTCGTTCTCAGAGCAGAAGACCAGCGTATCACCGACGATGATTGCAAGATGCATGATGGTTCTCGGTCTGTCATGGATCTTGACCTTCGTTGGCCGTCCTTCTTCATCGAGGCCGTCCATGTACACCGGCTCCGTCACTGTCTGCTTGTAGTACAGATTGATGACCTCAACCATGTGCGACGTGTCGATGTTGTCATCATGGATGTACTTCGTCACGAGACCTGTATCGGCCGGTCCAATCTTCTCTGCGTACTTCGGCCACATCGCCCGGACGACGTCGATATCTTCCAGCGTGACATAGTACACCTTATCTGAGTCCTGAATATCGCTGATTCCCGGTTGCCAAAAGATGTTGTGTACATCCACAGTTGTCACGGAAATGTCACCCATGCCATCATGCTTGCTACCATCCCAGAAGACACCGGTAATTGCGGCGCCATCGATACAGGCATCCCACGACATGTTCCGGTACACTTCCTCATAATCGTTCTGCTCAAGGATGACAGGCACAATGCTCGTCAGAAGCTGTGCCTCTCGCTCATCGTCAGCCTCTCTCGGCAGAATATTTGGCTTTGGAAAGCTGTCCATGATGTCTGCGTGTCGGTTGAGCAGTGAGTTTACCGCCCAAGATGATCCCACGCTGACGCCGGCCTTCCGTCCTTCGTTCGTCTCAGCGAGCACCGACCAATGCCGCACACGCCACCATTCCTGATTCTCGGTTGCTTTCTGGTCGACCGCTGTCTTCCCTTGTACGTAGACCTTGAGATCAGCGAGTGCCTTCTCGACTTGCTCCTCGCCAAACTTCTTGTGGTCATCGTAGACAAGATTTACTGCGCTTTTGTCCATCTAACCCTCCTTTACGTAAACAATCTAATAAAGTCATATTCATCATCAACATAGTCATTTGAGCTATCGCTGAGCATATTGAGTGGATCATCCGGCGGCGGCGTCCACTTGCCCGGAGCGAGTGCTTTCTCTCTTGGCTTGATTGGTCTGGCCATACACACGTAGCGCCACTCGTCGTAGATGTGGTCTTCCATATGCGTGTCCACATCCTCCGTGTCCGTCTCTGAGTACAGGAGCGCCGGTATTGTCCTGATAAAGTTGCGGCACGTGTTGAAGACGTAGAACATCGGCACACCCTCTCCATCAAACGCCAGCCTGTAGTGGCACTGCATCTTGCCCGGCAGTCTGTACTTGTCGCTCTTGTCGAAGTACACCTGATTCTCTTCAAACTGCTCAGCCACAGAAGGACCGGACTCGTGATTGAAGATGGCCGTATCAGCAATGCCGAAGACGTGCCGTCCGGCGATGTTAGGATCGTCTCGCTCTATCTCTTTGATCTTGCGAGCGATGTCAGGCACATCCCAACCAACACCTGTATCAGCTTCTCCGGTGCATCCGTAAAGCTCTCTGAAGCGATACATGCGGCCGGCCGGTGATATCGCATACCAGCCTGTGGAGAAAGGTCTGTTGTACCCATGGTCATATCCTCGATAGATGGTCCAGTTATCCGGTATCTGAAACGGATTGATGACGTGCGTCCACTTGTGGTCGTCGTAGTGCTCCGGATCATCCGTAAACTCACCGAACACCTGACCCTCAAAGACATCCCAGCGGCCATATCTCCACGCCTCACGGAGTTTTTTAGGCAAGGCCTCCAGTTGTGCCAGATACTCCGGTTGCGCTCGCATAAGGGCCGTATTATCGTCTACGAGGGCCTGTATGAAGGTGTAGTCCTCCGGATTCTCGGTCTTCAGAAACTGCCGGTCGATGAACACACGCTTGATGTACGCATGACCTTGGCCGCCGGGATTGCACGTGTAGTACACTCTCTTTGGAAAGCTGTTGACGCCTCGGACCGTAGCAGTGATGGCCTTCATCTGATACTCTGAAAGCTGTGCGGCCTCATCAAGGAAGACGACGTCGTACTCAAGACCTTGGATGCGGTCGAGGTCGCCGTCTCTCGCACAGTACATGAACTCGATGACAGACCCATTCACGAAGGTCAGCGTCTTTGCCGTGCTGTTATACCGGGCAATGTCCTTGCACATGCTCTTCAAGATCCTGATGTGGTTTCCCTCCAGCTCCTTGTACGTCCGTCTGACGATCAGAATATGGATGCCCGGATAGCGTGAGCACAGCAGAATCGCCTTCACCCTTACGGCCCAGCTTTTGCCGCCTCCTCTCGCGCCGCCGTATGCAGTGTTCTTGACCTTGCTGGACAGGAAGAGCTTTTGCTTTTCATTCGGTTCCGGTATATGAAGGACAGCCATCACACCACCCGGCGCTTGCGTTCGACCTTCTTGTCGCTCTTGGTGACTGTCTTCTTTCTGGTCCTCGGTCTCTTAGTCGATCCTGTCCCTGTCTGCTGTTTTGTGTTTGCCATTACTCCGTCCATCCTTTCTCAATTCCATCTATGCGAATAATGTTTGTGCCGTCCGGCCGCAAGAGCTCCGCCTTCTGCTTCTCAAACTCGAAGCGCTCTCGCTCCAGCTCCAGCCGGGCCTTCTCCAGATCATACTTCTGCCTTGTCTCGATTCTCTGTTCCTCCATCATCGACCGCTTCATATCCTCTATCAGCTTCAAGCTCGACAGGATATCCTTGACCGCTCGTGCGTCGACCTTGTCAAAGACCTTCTCTTCGGTCGTCGTGTACTGGCCGGTCTCATCCATCGACGACGTCATGACGAGATGTCGGTTGAACTGGAGCTCGTCTTTCATCATCTTTGATATGAGGCTGGACATCTTGTCGACGGACTCCAGCTCCTTCGCTAATGCGTCGGCCTTTTTTGTAACCGCTTTTGCAATCGCTTTTGACCTTATCTTCTTTTGGTATTCCTGTTTGGCGGCGAACCAAGAATCAGCCTTCGATTTATTTTGCACCGTCGTAAAGCGAATACCGTACTTTGCGGCGATCTTTCTGAGGCTCGAATCAGACTCTGTTACATACTCTGTCATGATCCGGTTCCAGTCGTAATTCTGTCGGCCAGTCTTTTTCTTCTTCTGGTCATTAGACATAGCTCATCCCTCCTCGACCCTACGATACTCGACCGGCGTTGAAAAATCGCCCCACCAAATTTTTCTGAAAAAATTTTGAAAAAGGGTATTGACATTTTCTAAGTGTACCCTTATAATCCAAAGTGAGGGGAGACCTCAAGAGCAAAGCAAACGTAACCGAAAGGAGCGCATCATGAACGAATACCAAATCTACAGAATCACAGATGAGCTCAACCGCATCAATAAAAAGATGGACCGGTTGGAAGACCTCATCGAAAAGCACGAGAGCGAAGGCAACACTGAGAGAGTAGAAAAAAATGAACGCCTTCTCGATCAGGAACTTGCCGCATGGAAAGCTTACGAGTTTGCGCTCAATGTCATGGGATACAGCATCAGGATGAAGAACGATAAGCCGTACATCGTAAAGAGATAGAAAGGAGAACACAATGACTTTCAAAGAACACATAGAGAGCTTGCGAGCAGAATGGATCGGCAGAGATATCGACTACAAGGGCGAGAGGCATAAAATCGTCGGCGTCGACTACAATGGTGGACTGGAGATAGATAAGCCTGCACGATTCACAGAGACAACAATTATACCTATCCACCTCGTTGAGAGAGTGTACGAGATCGAATCAAACTAATCAAACTAAAGCAGAGTGATGCGGACCACACATCCGCAGTAATGCTACCGAAGCCGGTCACAAGTCCGGGGAGCATAGAAAGGAGAATCAAATGGATAAGATAGTCATCCCAATGCACGGATGCTGTGAGTACACCAGCAAGCGAGGGACCAGATATCTGGTTCACAACGACAGCGGCTATATGCTGGTCGAGAGAGAATACTCAGAGCGGAAGAGCACCGGCGGATTCAGAATGATCAGGCAGATCGTTCGGCCGACCGTAGAAATTCTGGAAAGATACACCATCGAGCAGTAGAAAGGAGAACCACAATGAGAGAGCACACATCACAAACGATCCTCATCAATCGTGAGGCACACGAGTACCTTGCAGAACTGCAAAGGGTCCAGCGAGGCGGCAAACCTCTGACCCCGGAAGCCAAGGACAGGCAGTGGAACAGAATCCGCAAGTACAAAGACACTGACATGCGTCAAGTCGATGACAATACCTACGGCGGAGGCGACGGCACCTACAACGGCAGATGGTGGTCATGGTCAGTCGATACCATCAAGAAGATGCTGGACGAGGCCGGACTCGACTATGAGGCGGCGGAGGATGTAACATGGATAGACGCCGGCGTCTATCTGTAAGAAAGGCGGCAGAAGATGGCGAGTGAAGCACAAAAGAGAGCGGTCGCAAAGTACGACCGGGAGAACACAAAGCAGTTTAAGCTCAAGCTGAACGTCCGGACCGACGCCGACATCATCGACTGGTTAAGCCGGCAGTCCAGCAAACAGGGAGCGGTCAAGGCGGCGATCAGGGCGATGATGTAGAAGAGAAAGCGGAGGCACAAAGCCTCCGCTCTTTTCATTCTTCCTGAGGACCTCCGCACATCATGTCGCACATCTGGTCGATGCTTGTAATCTCGACGATGCGAGGATCCTGTTCTCGCTCTCCGTAACTACAGAAGTCATCGGCAAACATGATACGTTCTTCCTCAAACCTTTCGCATATGGTATCTCCCCAGTGCTTACATTCTTTACATGGAACTATTTCTATTTTCTTTTCCAACTGAAGAATCTGTATGACATTCAGCAGAATATTATCCCTTGTGTGAAATTCAATCGCTGATTTATAGTCAGATGGGACAAGTTTTATCCTCACCCTTTTAAAAAAATCTATCAGCGCATCCGCATCAATCAGCCGCATCGTTGTCCGCTCCTTTCCGTCTGCATCAGTTCTCTCAGCCGCTTTGAATTGACCCATGCCTTCTGCCTTGCGCTCAGGATCTTCATGCTCGTGTCGTGCTTGTCGCACAGCTCCAGCGTATGGACGACTCTGCCACAATCCTTGCAGACTCTTCTCCTTGCGACGAGGCCCTTATGCGTAGCCGTATCAGTAACCTTTGTCTTACCGCCGCACGTTGGACAGTACATCACAGCCACCTCTCTCTCACCTGATCCATGTACTCGTCATCCGGCGGTCCCATGCGGCAGTACCTATCGACTATCTCCTCCAGCTCGTCATCATCGCATGGTTCGAACTCTTCGTCGAAGTCGTCGAAACCGAAGTATTTATCGTACTCCGGATACGAACTATCCGGTCTCTCAAAGTGTGATACCTCGTAATATGTAAGTGCCATTGTTATTCCTCCTTCTCTAATGCTTCTGCTATACCTTCCATCACGTACAGCGCGGTCGGCAAGGCGATCCCATTGCCCCACATCTTATACTCCGCACTGTCTGTATGAAGGCCGTTGTACCATTTCAGGAGCTGTTCTTTCGTGTATTCCTTTTTCCGTCTGCCGTTGATCTCGTCATATGTCTGCCGGACCTCTCTCCAAAAGTCACACTCCTCGTCTGTGAAGTCCTCTTTCGGATCAATCTCTCCCCATCCATCCGGGAATCCCTGAAGACGGCAACACTCCAGCGGCGTCAGCCGGCGAACAATATACTCACAGTTTTCTGTCACTTCAATCACTACCTTTCCTTGCTCGATTTGCTGTTGCTGTGGGAACTTGTAGTCTGATGCACACAATGCTCCGACTGTATCCTGTAGCAGACCGCTCCCGGACCTCTTGCGACTATTGTTTGAGCGACACCCCCCCCCCCTCACAGAGAAGTCATATTTCGCATTTTCCCCTTGATTAAAAGCCGCTCTGTCGATTGCCGGCACAGGCGGATCTTT